CGGCGGCGTTCGCGGCCGCCGTGCTGCGCGTGCCGCCAGCGCGCACGGACAAGGCCGCCAAGCTCTACACCGAGCGGCAGTTTGCCGCGATCTGCAGCGCCCTGGCCTCGCACGTCCACGCGATGGCGGTGCTGTACACGCAGGCAGAGGCTGCAGCATGACTCGCCGCCTGCCACCGCACCTGCGCAGCAACAAGGCCGCGCTCATCGCCCGCCTACCACGCGGCATGCGCCCGCGCCTCACACGCGCGCAGATCGTGGACCTGGCCCTGGTGCACCACGCCAATCACGACGCGATCCGCACAGGTGCCGCGTCGCCGTCGGTGATGTGGGCCTGGGCGGAGGGCGCCCTCACCTGGTCGCGCGTCGCTGAACTCCTGGGCACGGGCGAGGACGAGATGTGCCAGGTGCTGCTCACCGTCGAGGCCGTGATCGAGCGGTACAAACGTACCGGCCGCGTCGGCTACAGCGGCCTCGAGATGCAGGCCGCGGAATACGGCGTGCAGGTGATGGACGCCCTCGCCGAAACCGTGGATGTCGAGACTGCGCTGCGGGCCGTGCACTGGTCGGCGCAGCAGGTGGCGCAGATGGGAGGTGACGCATGACCTCGTCAGTACCAAACCGCATCGACGAGGCCCTCGCCCGCGTCCTGGCCGCCGGCCGACTGCCTGACCTGGCCAGCCTCCCAGCTCGTGCCCAGGGCAGGATGCGCGCCCGCATGCGCGAGGCGCTGGCAGAGGCGTACTGCAGGGGTAGCGATGACTGCTTGGCTGTCGTGCGCGGCGACGAGCGCAGCAAATGTTTGGCGAGCCAGCGGCGCGACCCGGATGAGCGAGACTAACGACGAAGCTCAGCGGGCCGCCGTCAGGCGCTCCGCTGGAGCGCAGGGTTAGGCCCCAACCGACCGGAGCGCGCAGACGATGGCATGCCCAAAGTGCGGTTGCAAGACCGTGTACCAGTTCGATGACGAGGAAGACCCGCAGGACGACAGGCTGCAACGCTGCGCGGCCTGTGGCGAAGTGTTTGACCTCGATGACCACGCAGAGGAAGACGACGATGACTGACGGAGTGAATGCCAGCGGCCCGGCCAACTTGGCGCCGCGCCCGGCCACCGGCCTGCACTTCGATGCACGCGGCGTGCTGGTGCCGATTGAGCCTGACCCGTGGGTGCGGCTGATGAAGCTGGCGAACGAGTACGCCATGCACGTCACTGACGCCGCGATGCACCAGGCTGAGAGCCGCGCCGACATTTCGCGCACCGCCGCGTTGAAGACGATGGCGCAGATGCGCGAGGTGTTCTTCGCTCACTGCCGCGAGGTGGAGCAGGGAACCCGGCACGCATGCTCGATTACGGTGTGGATGACGCTGCTGGAAGCGCTGTCGCCTGACGCCGACGACAAGGGCCTTGACGGCTGGATGCGCGAAGCAGAGCAGCGCGTGAAGCTGGGGCCCAACGCTGAATTAACCGGCGCGCCAAGCGGCGCGCCCGGAGCGCGACGGCCTTTCGCGCGTCCGGTCGAATGATGTGTTAGGCCACATGGAGAAACGCATGAGCGGCGGCAGCATGAACTACCTGTACTCAAAGATTGAGTACGACGCCAATTTTAGAGATGACACGCCTGAGCGCCTGGCCTTTGCTAAGCACCTGAAGCTGGTGGCGAAGGCACTGCATGACATTGAGTGGGTTGACAGTGGAGACTATGGACCCGGCGATGACGTCGCGGCCATCCGCGCGTGCCTGAGCAGCGGCGCCACGCTAGAGGCCGCTGCCGGAACGGCGCACGAGGCGCGCAAGGCGCTGACGGCCGAGCTGAAGCGCGCGTGCAGTGGGCGGCCGGACCTTGCGCAAGTGAGCGAACGATTTAACGGCGGGCCTGCTTTCCCGGTGGACACAAGAGGCTCCGGCCCTACTGAGGACAGCGGCACGTTCGGTCACCAAACAAGCTCAAGCACTTGGCAGTTTTCCGGCATGACGTTGCGCGACTACTTTGCAACGCAGGCGCTGCCGGGTGTGTATGCGGAGTTTTGGCGAACGACTGACCATTGCCCGCCAGATTTTGAGGTGGGATTAGCCCACGATGCGTACCGCATGGCCGACGCCATGTTGGAGGCGCGAACTGCAACCTAACGTTGCCGATAAGCGGCACGGCACGGTACTCCGTGACGGGTCCGCTTGATTGGCGTGTTCGGCTTCACTGGTGGCGCACAACGACTGATGACTATGAACTACGACGACTACGTACAAACGAAACTCTCTCGCGTGCCACCGACAGGCATACCGCACGGCGCCTACATGCCAGACCACGGCCTGTTCCCGCATCAGAGCGCGCTGGTGTCGTGGGCGTGCAAGCGTGGACGCGCTGCGATCTTCGCAGACACCGGGCTCGGCAAAAGCCGCATGCAACTGGCATGGGCTGAAGCCGTGCGACTGCACACCGGCCGCCCGGTGCTGATTCTTGCCCCGCTGGCCGTGGCGCCGCAGACAGTGGCCGAAGGCGCCGAGATTGGCGTGAGCGTGCTGCACTGCCGCGATGGAAGTGACTATGACCCGAGCGAAGGCGCGCGGATCTGCATCACGAACTATGACCGACTGCATCGGTTCGATTGCTCGATCTTCGGGGCTGTGGTGCTGGACGAGTCGAGCTGCATCAAGCACCACGACGCCAAGACGCTGCGCACGCTGCTGACTGCGTTTCGGGATACGCCTTTCAAGCTGTGCGCGACCGCCACCCCGGCGCCGAACGACTGGACAGAGCTGGGCACGCATGCCGAGTTCCTGGGCGTTTGCACGCGCGCCGAGATGCTGGCCGAGTACTTCACGCACGACGGCGGCGACACGAGCGTATGGCGCTTGAAGGGCCACGCGCGGCATATTTTCTGGCAGTGGGTGAGCCAGTGGGGCGCGATGGTGCGCCGCCCCTCAGACCTTGGCTTTGATGATTCGGCCTACGCGCTGCCGCCGCTGCACCTGCACGAGCACACCGTCGAAACTGAGATGCCGCTGAACGGTATGTTGTTTGCAGCCGAGGCGCAGACCTTGAGCCAGCGCCGAGATGCGCGCCGCATGTCAACGGCCGACCGCGTGCGCGGCTGCTCCGCGATTGTGAACAGCGAGGCGGCAGAGCCGTGGGTCGTGTGGTGCGACCTGAACGCCGAAGGCGATGCACTCACCAAGGCCATCAATGGCGCGGTGCAGATTGCCGGTGCCGACAGCACGGAAGTGAAGGAACAGCGCCTGGCCGACTTCGCCGCGGGCAAGTTTCGCGTACTGGTGTCGAAGCCGTCTATCTGCGGCTTTGGCTTGAACTGGCAGCACTCTGCGCGCATGGCCTTCGTGGGCGTGACCGACAGTTTCGAGGCGTACTACCAGGCCGTGCGGCGGTGCTGGCGCTTTGGGCAGCGGCGCGATGTGCATGTGCATGTCTTCGCGTCTTCTTCCGAGGGCGCAGTGGTGGCGAACCTGAAGCGCAAGGAACGCGACGCCACCAAGATGGCCGAGAGCTTGAGCCAAGAAACGCGCGATGCCGTGATGCAGGAAGTCACTGGCACCACGAGGCAGACCAATATCCACAACGCAAGCCAGCGGGTGACCGTGCCGGCATTCTTGAAAGTAGCAGCATGAATTGCATAGACCAGATCGTGACCGACCGCTATGCCGCCTATCACGGCGACTGCGTGGAAGTCTTGAAGGGGTTGCCCGACGCGAGCATCGGTTACTCGATCTTCTCGCCACCGTTCGCCAGCCTCTACACCTACAGCAACAGCCCGCGCGACATGGGCAACGTGCGCGACGATGCCGAGTTCTTCGCCCATCTTGACTTCCTCATCGCGGAACTGCGGCGCGTGATGAAGCCGGGCCGCAACATCAGCTTCCACTGCATGGATATGCCCAGCAGCAAAGAGCGCGACGGCGTGATTGGTCTTAAGGACTTTCCCGGCGATCTGCTGCGGGCTTTCCAGCGGCACGGCTTCATCTTCCACGCGAAGGTAACGATCTGGAAAGACCCCGTGACCGCGATGCAGCGCACCAAGGCGCTGGGCCTGCTTCACAAGAGCGTGCGCGAAAACTCTGCGATGTGCCGCATGGGCATTCCAGACTACCTCATCACGGTGCGCAACCCAGGCGAGCAGGAAGACCGCGTGACGCACACGCCGCAGGAGTACCCCGTTGATCTGTGGCAGAAGGTCGCCAGCCCGGTCTGGATGGACATCAACCCGAGCGACACCTTGCAGTTCCGCAGCGCGCGTGAGCATGACGACGAGCGCCACATCTGCCCGTTACAGCTTGACGTGATCCGGCGCGGCGTGATGCTCTGGACGAACCCGAACGACATCGTGCTCTCGCCATTCATGGGCATCGGCAGCGAGGGCTATGTAGCGCTGGAGATGGGCCGGCGCTTTGTTGGCGCCGAACTGAAAGCCAGCTACTACGCGCAGGCAGCGGCCAATCTCGCGGCCGCCACCGCAAAGACGGAAGACCTGTTCGCTGCATGAGCGCGGGGTATTAGTGAAGCCGAACGGCTTTGTAACCGGCGCCGGCACGGCGTCCGGTTGACCTGGTGTTAGGCCACACGAACAGACAGAGGAACGCATGAAATTTGAGCACTGCGACAAGCACCAAGGCACTGGAATGCACGGGCTTCGGTGCAAGCTTATCCGCAACGATGACGGAACCGTTGCCGCGCACGAACAGATTTGGGCTCTGCTGGAGAGCCTGCAAGCCGAGAACCTGCGCCTGCACGCGGCGGCCGAGAAGGCGCGCGACAGGTTCCAGCGCATTGCCGACGAGCCCAGCAACACGATGAGCGACGCAAAGGCGCTGCGCGAGATTCTGCGGCAGGCAAAGCTGGGCCTTGCTGGGGCCTAACGTGGAGTTCAGCGGCGTGCCCGCTGGACATTCGAGCAACCACCCTGCTGGCGGCACGTCCGCTGGAACGCAGGGTTAGGCGTCACTGGCGCCGGAGCGAAGCAATGTGCGAGTGC